AAGAACCTGTTGAATCATTGTAATCAATAAAACCGTTTCGACTGTTTAAGATTAAATCCTCTAAATCTTGAGCCGTGCCATTGTATCCGCCCTTGCTAAGTTTATTCGCAATTTCAAGCTCGTTGGCGTCAATCTCTGCCTGTTGCTGTATTTGCTTATCTTGTAGGTCCTTACTAGCATAAGCCCAGTTTCCGGATTTATATTCGTACAACCCTTTTAGATTCCTGAACCCAAAAATCCCCGTTGTAGCGCTTACAAAGGCGAGATCTCCTTCGTTAACGTCTGTAAGCAAAGATAAATCCGAATATTGTTCGACAGTAAATTTAAAAAGCTTTGAACTGTCGGAAGTTTCAAAATAAAACAGTTGTGATATTCCCATTTTTTTTTATAAAGTTATATCAATATAAATCCCTCTGCTTGCAGCTCCACCGCCTCCGCTCGTTGGCACGGTGTAATCTATTTGGTCCAAGCCTTCGCCGTTAGGGTTGAAAAACTCTTTAGCATATCCGTTCGGCCTCTCTGACCCGTTCAAAGTTCCTCCGTTACCTCTGTACACAAGAGAAACAACTTTTGCCCCAGCTGGAACATTGCCGTCTAAAACCGCCTTTATGCTCTGGATTGTTCCTTGTGGTGGTGTCGGACCTGAGCCTGACCCCCCAGATTTATCGTTAGTATTTTCGTTTTTCCAATCTTCGAAAGCTTGCTGCGTAGCAAATGGGACGCCGTCAAGCGAAAAATCACTAAACGGAATATTCAAAAAATCATTCAAAAGGTGATCATTAAGTCTAACATCGTAAAGCCCCGCGCCCTTTTGAGCACTGACAATTGATACGTCTTTTAATGGACGATCAAAAGGCACCGGATTCGTGTCTTTATATATATATATATAATTGTCTTTTAATGATATATCAAACATATTAGAATATTGTTAAATAACATTTTTTTACTCCCTCGTATTCTGGGTAAACGTCTTTATTGTTGGAAATGTACGACTGTATAGCTTTGTAGGTTTCAACCCCTTCGTTGTAAGCCCTTACAGATTTAGTTCTGTTTAAAGCCATTAACTGAGAATTGTCAGCATTAACACCCTGAGCCCCTATAAGTGTGTTATGTGTGTTGTTATCCCTTATATAAGAAAAGAAAACAAAAGCCTTTAACATTTCAGGCACACCTTTACTAGATAAACTCAAGCAGTCGTTTATCTTTTCAAAAAATTTGTTGTAAATTTTTATAAACCTATCCGTTTGAGGAAGGTTTGTTGTACCGTCAAGATCAGCAATAAACAAATCGTACAACTCTTTGCCTAATAAATCACAAAGGATACTTTCTTCGTTGCACTCAATAACGGACTCAATGTCTTTATACGTGAGATCATTAGAGGGGAGCTTATAACATCCCCCCTCATAATCATCTATTTTTGTTAAAGGTAATCCCAAAACTATTTTTTAGTTTCTACGATTTCGCCCCACCCTTTTGATTCGCATTCCTTAGCGTAAGGCGTACCCACTAAAACAACCGCTCCCGCAGTGATTCCCATTTGATTGCCCGCTAAAAACTTAATCTTGGTTTTTTTAGGCTCTACTTTTTTCAATTGTTCTTTTGATTCTTTCATAATTATTTAGTTAAAGCCGTAATTGCGGCCGAAATTGAAGGAATTTTTAAGAAGGCGTTCGCGTGAACGTTTCTAATCATTAAGACTTTTCGCATAGATCCTTTTAAACGGATTCTATCCTCAACGAAGTCACTAGCGTGTTGCGTAGCAATCATTAAGTTTAACCCTCTATGGTTAAAGATTGTCCCTTTTGTGTAATCACCAACGAAAGCCGTATCCTGTAATACTAGAGGGTTTTCGATCACTTCTACGCCAGCGATAAACACTCTCCCATCGTCAGAAATTCTAACAAGTCGGTCATTAAGAGAATTTTTGTTTGCGTCCTTCTCTAACAACATCAATTGAAAATCTACCGGAGATAAATCGATGTAGTCAGGCATAAAAGTATTGTTTTCTCCAGAGTTTTTGATCTGTGAGATCGCAGTAAACAACACATTTGCAATCGTCGGTGTTTCAACAGCGTTGGCCATTTCTTCAATTGGCGAACCAGTAGCAACAGACCAAGCTTGCGCGACAGCATCTACTCCAGTAATATTTTCGCCAGTACCATCACCGTTAAGGTATTGCTCGTCTTCTCTAAGTAGAATATTCTCCATTAAGAAATTCTCGATTTCAGATCTAATGAAAGCGAAATCTTCTAGGGCCTCAATACATACGGGAATTGAATCTCCGATTTTTTTAGCTTTAAGCTCTCTTTCGATCCATGTGATTTCGCTCTCTGGAAATGCGTCACATTCCGCAACATTTGTTGACGCTCTGTTTTTCGTGTCTTGATCTACCCAAGTCACTGTGCCTCCAGAGTTAACACCTAAAGTCCCCCCGTTTCGGAATCTTTCGCGCATCATTGTTCTGCGAACAGGTTGTTGACCGATACCGTCTACGCGTCTGCTTAATGTCGAATTTTGAACGGAACTAGTCGTGACGTCTGTCTTGATCTCAATTTGAACCGATCCGTTTGAAGTTTTTAGCTTCTCTAAATCCTTCGATTTTGCCTTAAACCCTTCGATTATGTCAGAAGTTGCCCCCTCGACTTCTTTTACTGTCATAATGTTTTTTCCAATCGCTTTTCCTTGAGCGTGAACCGCCTCCAATAAAGTTTTGTACTTAACATTAATAACTTCAGAGATTTCTTTTTTCATTGCTGTAATTTCTTCAGCGTTAGACTCTCCTTTTTCTTCCGCAGTCTTAAGTTTGCTTTCCAAATACTCAACCTCTGCGTCTTTATAAGCCAATAAATCGGTCTCTGAAAGCTCCGCTTGTTTTACGGCCTCTAATCTCTTAAAAGCTCCCTCTGGCGTTAGCCATTCCTTTTTCATGTTGTTCTTTTTTAAATTAAACGTATTTTTTTTCTTCTTTCCGAATCGGTGTCTTTCGACGACTTCCTTTCGTTTTCTTGATTTTTAGTGTCTTCCGACGGCTCGAAATCAAAGCTTTTTTTATCGTCTGTTATCGAAAGTTCATTAGAACCCCACAAGACAGACGAATATTCGACAAGTTTTATCTGTGTTACAGCCCAGAAATATCCTGACTCAGAAACTTTATCCTTGTTTATGACCTCAGAATAGTACTTGTTCCAATTGTCTTGATATGTCGCATCCTCTGGGTCGTCTGAATCCATGCAAAAATGAATCTTTACATAAAACAACCCGATTGAGTGCTGCTTGATCTCATTATCAACATAAAGGTTGAAAACCTTTTCGTCGTACCTCTTTTTTACTATAGATTCCCCGACTATAGCCTGAGTTTTTTTAATATCACTTTGAATATTAAACTGACTTAACGCTATTTCTTCAAGAGACATTTTAACGTTGCCGCCGACGATATCGTCAACAGAACGCCCGTGATCCTTTAAGTGATAAATAAGCTGCCTATTGCTGGCCCCTTTATCTGAAATAGTCTTTTTTGCGCTGTCCTTAATAAGTACGTCCATGTGGCTATCACACCAACCAATTACATTTGCATAAGCTTTTACCTCTATTTCGTCGTCAGAGATAGAGCCCGTAGAATCTGCCTTTATGTGAGTATAATCTTTTAACTCCTCCCCCTCATTAAGGCTTTTTGAAGCATATTTTTTATACGCCTCAAGTCCTTTTTTAGTCATAGAAAAAGACTTACAACCAAGGCCGCATTCTTCACTCTTGATTTTTTCCGCCTTCTTAAAGCTTATTATCTTGTCATGATTCTTTCTAAGAAAATCAAAAGCCTCCGATTTGCTCTTAAATTCTGGTAGTATTAATCTGCTCACTTGTTTATTTTTTTACCTGACTTTATAGCTTTGTCCTTCTTATCCTTGATTTTGCGAATTTCCTTCTTGTCCATCGTTTACAATATTTGCGGCTTCCTCCTCGGTATAGCCATGATATTTATGTAATATAGTAATTTTTTGCATATTACTTGTATTGTCTGTCAAAACTTTTGAAACAGCCTCGCTTCTTTTTATCTCCGAATCTTCCTTTTCTTTTCTTTTTCCCGCTAGTGCCGGGACTTCGCTCAAATCTAAATATATAAAAGCGTCATAACCTTGATTTTTGAGCCACAAAGAAAAATGCTGAGATATTTTGTTCAACAATGGTAAAACTCCTTTTATGAAAAAATTCTCTGAATCAATACCACTATTGTTGTAAGTAGACCCCTTTGGATCATTGAATTGCCTACTAGAGACATTCATCAAAGCGGCGATTTTTCGTAAATGTTGGTCCGCTGTCTTGTCAATGGAAAGCTCCTTATTTGTAAACCCAAAAGGCAACCACGAAAGATCTCCAGTCGATACAATCATCCCGCCAGCATTCCCAGCGCCGCCAGTCTTCTTGTTGGCTGCATCCTGAAGCTTTCTAGCTTCGGCCTCTGTAGATATAGCGCCGCTTTTATCACTCAAAATACCTTGAGACCCATTGTTGGCCCATAAAGAAGAACTCGCCTCTTCTCTATTGTTTGCCGCTGTTAAAACTCTATATCCAGCGCTGAAACGCGATAACCCCCTCAACTTCGCGCCTTCAGTAGTTGGGTCATAATCTTTTATATGTAAAATGTTTTCTTTGGGTATGTTATATCTGAAATTTCCGTCCCTGTACTCATACCCTAAAACCTCGCCAGTCATTTCAGAAATGTTCACAACAACGTCTACAGATCGCAAGACTTTAAACTCAGTAAAATAATTAAACCCCACAACTTCGGGAAAGTACAAAAACAAATCCCCTGTATTAATGTAGTTAATCAAAGATTGTGTAATCTTTTCTTTTAAAGGTGTTTCGTCGTCGTTGTTCAATATATCAAACGCCTCTCCGTCCTCTAAAATCTCCCCTTTGCTATCCTTCAGCAACCAATTAACGCTATTAGATTCGATCGAAATAGCGTTAATAATAGAATAAACGTCAGAATTTCCAACATAGCCGCTATCTAATAAAATTTCATCTTCCCTAGTTCCCTCATAGGAACCAGACATTCCAGCGTATGAAAAAAAGCCCCTTGATATAAATCTATTACTAACAGACTTCGCAGCCCCAGAGACCGCCCCCGCTATATTTTTAATTATTTTAATCATTGGTTATAAAGATAGTTATTTTTTAATTAACAAAATACATGAAACTTTTTCTTTCCAAATTCTTCCTCGTAGCAACCCGTCAAACAGTCCGGGCCGTCGTCGTGTTTTGTAGACCCGTCCTTCTTATAGTCACATATAGACTCATAAAAATCTTTGAATCTTAAGTGCCAATCTGAAGGCATTAGAAAAGTTTTGTTTACTGAAGCACTATTCGAAAATATCCTTGAAAATTTGTTTTTCGACTGATAGAACCACTTAACAACTATATCCGTCGACGTCATCTTGTCGATAACCCTAGCGAATCCCCTTCCTCCGTTGTTTGATTCTATCATATTAACTCTAGAAATATTTCTTTCTAACATTTCAGAGACTCCCCCTTCTGTGACTTCCATTGATTTATCCGAGAAATATACGTCTATAAGATAAAGGTGTTTGTCTTGATCATCTAAGGGAACGCCGTACACTATAGAGCAAAGATGATCTTTGCCCGTGTCCGCTGTATCTGTATATGATTTGATCATTTTCAAATCTGGCAATCTCTCGTAAGTATTAAACCCCGAATACATTAAACCTTCCTTTGTTCTTGGGTTTCCTTGGTATAAAGCGGAAAATTTGCCAGGATCAAGGGCGCGGGTTTCTTCTAGTTTTTCCTTACTATGTCTCGACTTCCATAACGGTTCGCCTTTCTTTCTATTGTCTAGTTTTGTAGGCTCGCCCTCTTTTATTGCCTCAAAGTTTATCTTAAGAAATTGATCGTTTTTAAGGTTTTTTATTGTCGATTCCTTCCCGTCATAATCAACAACGAGTTTTTTCTTTTCCAGCCTTCCAACAAGGTCGTTTTCGTCCCATCGTGTAAAGATAATCAACTCTTGAGAGTCATTATGATATCTGGTCCGCACTACTGTTGTATACCAATCCCACACCGCTTCGCTTATTACCGGGCTTGTTGCGTCTTGGTAATCCTTGTATAAATCGTCCATGATCATAATATCGACTTTGTTACCAGTAAGACCACCGCCAACGCCTACAGCTTTAAATGATCCGCCATGTCCTACCGTTTCGAACTCCTCCGAGTTTCTAAGCCATGAGCCAGCAACAGAAACGACGTTGGACTCATTTAAGTAAGTTTCAGGAAAAATATTGTTGTATTCCTTTGAGTCGATTATCCTTTGAATTTGCCTGTTAAATTTTTTTGCGAATGTGGCATTATACGAAGCCAGAGCAATATTCAATTTTGGGTTTTTGCCGAATAGATAAGCCGGCACTCTACGGCTTGAGCCCTCGCTTTTACCATGCTGAGGAGGTACGGAAATAATTAAACGCTTTATTTTTTTCTCACAAAAATCGTTTAATACATTGTAATATTTAATATGGAAATCGGACGGCTCAAAACCATCCAAAGTATATTTTGTAAAATCCAACAAGTGACTGCTGGCCTTATCTGCCATTTCAAGGCCTAGAAGGTATTCCAGTTCGACAAGTTCTTCGTCTGTAATCATTTACTTTGAAAGCTTCTTTCTCAACTCTTCAAGTCTTCTTTTCCTGTCTTCAGGAGAAAGCTCCACCTTCTCGTTTATATTATGATTTTCAACTCTCTCGCTCATACCGTGATTATTTATTAAAGTAAACTTAGTCATTGAGCCATTAAGTTTGTCCTCGACGCCTAGTTTTATGAGTTTGTTTTTTTGGATCTCTTTTGCTTGCTCGATTATATCGTTAAAAGAATCAAACTTCTCGCATAAATAACGAACTATATGTGCATATAAGCCCTTTTCTACTGTAAGAAAATAACTAAAAAAAATCCTGTCTTTTCTATTGTTAGAAATCCAAGTCAAAAGCTCGTCGCCAAGCTCTAAAGCCTTTTTTTCGGTCCATTTTTCGGCAAGTTTGTTGCCTTTTTTAAATTTACTCATGCGGTTAATATAACCAAAAAAAAAGAGCCAACCAAATTGGCAGCTCTTTTCCGATGATTGTAAAACAAAATTAAAAATTAGAAAACGCACTTAATAGCTACCAATTATAATAATTAAAATTTACAATTCCTAGCTATAGCTGTAAAATCCTAATGAATTAATTATGTTTTTTTTATGTTACTATTTGTTTAAATATTCTTTGAAAATTTCCTTTGCATCCTCTTCGTTATTGCACCAACAAACAAAATACCCCATTTCTTCAAGTGCAACCATCACCTGAAGCTGTTCTTCTCTTGGTTTTTCTTTTCCAATCTTTAGCTCCATATGAAGCCCGTGATAACCATTTGACGGGACGTGTAAAGTTAAGTCTGGAAAACCTTTAGTAAGGCCGCAGCTTTGAAGTTTTGCCCCTTCAATAACTGATCTTGCATTTAGTAAATTATGAACCAGCAAAGATCTAGGCTTTTTGTTTACTGGCGGGATTCTGTATTCTGGGTACTCATTATAAAACCATTGCCAAATGACAGACTGCAAGTGTAATTCTGATTTATACTCTCTCATGTTATAAAGATTCTTTTAATGATAATTTATAGTAAGTATTTCCGCCTAACTCGAAAGAATAATCTGAATATAAATATTTCATTATTCTACCGCAATTATTTAAAGGAATGCAGTCACCAATTAACAATTTGATTCTTTTGTGGACATCCCTTGAGGACAAAGGTTTGACCCCCTTTTTTTCTATTATTACAGACTGAACAAATTCCTTGTATTCCTCAAAATCGAAATGTTCTTCAATTGGTTTCACAAGTCTCTTTTTTTTGTGTTGAACACCTTCTGAGTTTTCTAGTTTCTCAACTCTTTTCTCTAATAGTTTTAATCGTTTTTCTAAATCTTTCATGCACAATAATAACGCTTTTTAAACTTAAATACAAGTTAAATTAATTATAAATGCTTCTAAAATGAAATTTAAATAGGTTTTGTATTTTGTAACTCATTCATTATTAAACAGTTACGATCTTAAAAATACGTCTAAGTGTATTTTTCTATTTTAAAAACCTAGTTAGTTCTAATTTTGAAAAAAAACTTTTTGCTTTTTATAAAAAAAAAAAAATAATTTTACAGAAGTTTTCAAAACATGTTTTTTGCCTTAGTCTCAATTAAGTCTAAATCGTAATATCAATGATTTTATACCATTCTATACAGATTACTTCATAATATAACTTAGTTAAGTACTACTATTAGAGGTATCTAACACCCCCCTTATACCCCCCCTTAACTTTTCCTTTATACGTATTTAAGTTTCTATATAAAAAAAGGTGTTGGTAAGTATACCAACACCTTTATAGTCAATCATTTATAAACTTGATAAGTTAAAAAGCTAAATTTTCGACTTTTTCGTCGTCTTCGTGGTGACCTCTTTTGATACTTGTTGCGACATCATCTTCGATCTCAATCAGTGGATACACAACTCTTGTATTTCCAAAAATATTTCTCTGTTCTTCCTTAAATCCGAGCCTTTTTAACTCAGCTACGAGCTTGACAAGGTTTATTCTCTGTAAGGATTTCCTTTCAATATCTGCTTTTATCTCTGAAGTCTGCAAGTATTTTATAGTGTCTTTATACAATTGAGTTTTCTGTTCTGGCAGCTTGTAATATCTAAGGATTAACTCTTTTTCAATTACCACCTGTTCGAACTGCGACGTTCCATCTTTTAACATCTGGACATCTTCTTTTGTGGTCTGCCATTTATACCCATTTTGCCACAAATTAAACACTTCAACAAAAAGCTCTTTTTTGTTTATGCTATTATATAAATCGAAATTCATAGAGTCGACATGAATTGGTATAATACGTCGATTTCCTGTCGGGTCATTTAATAGCTTTTCGTCGTTACTTGTCCCTGCTAAAACGGACAATCTTCTTAGTCTTACATTTCGCCTTCCGTACGGTTCGCGAAGGGTAAAGTATTGCTTTGAAGTTATTTCTTTTAGTCTCTTTGCTTCGGCTTTCGACTTTCCTCCAAATTCATCATCCAGGATAATGATTTTTTGTGTCATTAAAATTTCGTCGTCCTTCCCAGCGTCCAGTTTTGATTCTGCGTAATAAGGCTTAAACTCTTCAGGTAGTAGCCTTCTGAAAAATTCCGTTTTACCTGTCTGTTGTCCTCCTGTTAGGGCCAACAGTAACGGTGAATGCCCTCCGTAAATAGATTCGACAATACCTACAAGCCATTTTGTGAGAAATAGCTCTTTATATTCGTTTTTACTGTTTATAGAGTCCGCAAGCTTCTTTATATTCCCGGAAGGCTCTAGGTGCGAGTTATTTTCGAAAAAATCTTTTAGAGGGTTGTATGACTCCACGAAATCCGAGCCAATGAGCCTATCGATCTCCTCGTACTTGATTTTGTCGTCAACCTCTTTTCTTGCTTTTATATATGTGGAATTAAAAAACTGGCTGTCTACTTCTTCGTTTCCGTTTTCTATTACGCGGGTGACTTCGTTTCTTTTAAGGTTATAGTTCGAGTTTAAAAATATTTCTATACTTTCCAGCTTTGAAAGTTTGTTGTTTTCTCCGACATCATCACGAGCGAGTACTTTTTTTACGATAGGTTTCGTTATTTCTTCGCTGTAGCCGTCTACTTCTTTAAGTGTTTTTACTATCTCTGTGATCCCCCTGCCTGAGCTTTTCGCTATGCTCGACACTGTTACAATGTGTTTTGTTTCTGGGGATACTATTGATATATTTGCGCTTTTGCAGTGGTAAAGGAATGTCGCAAAAGTTATTCCGCTATTTTTGGACCTCAAACAATGGTCGTACTGTTTATCGCATCTTTTATGATCGTATTTGTCCGAGTTGTATGATATTGCGTGAAAATAAGATCGTCCCATTTCTCCGAACTCTTCCGAAATTGCAAACCCTATTTGCAACCACAAATCATACTGGGAATTTGTTATGTCTATGCTGTTAGATGAAATCTGCTCCAGGATATGATCTATGTCGTTATTTCCGAT